TGGCTGCGATTGTTGACGGGTTTGTGGCTGGGTTGCAGGACGAGCAGTTGTTGTTGCGTCCGTCTACGCAGCATGTGATTGACTATTTTGAGTTGCGTATGTATGTGCAGCGTCGTTTGCAGGAACGTGAAGAACGAGGCGGTTCGGACAATTTGGACGCTGGTTCTAACGAGGACTTGTTGTTGTATTGGGAACAGTCGAAGGAACAGTTGAGTTTCTTGCCTGCGTTCTCTGCGATCTACGACCGTTATTTTGAGCGCGATAGTCTTGATCGTGCGACGTTCGTTGCTGATGATGCTTTTGAAGGGTTGTTTTAATGAGCGCTGAGCGTGACGCAGCAGTAAACGCAATTCGTCAAGACATGGACTTTGGCGTTACGGCAACCGTGCTGGGCTACGGCGACCCTGTGCCGACCCCTGGCGGGTTCATCATGCGTTCCGGCGCAGAGCCGATCCAAGAAACGGTGATGAGGCCAGAGCCGATTACTGTTGCTGATGTAGCTGACGTGCTGTCCGGGCTGACTACTCAGGACCAAACGATGTTGGCAATCGAGATGTTGGCGATTGACGTGTACAGCAACATCGACCAGATGTTTGATGACGACAACAACATCAACCAAGACTTCTTTGTTAGGGCAGTCAACGAAGCTGCCACGTTGGCGGCTACGTCTGCTGAGTACGGGCTAGACACCGAGTTTCTTGACGTGTTGCTGCGTAACACTGACCGTACGCCGGAGGAGTTGACGGCGTTGTTTGCGGAGAAGAAGGCTGAGGCTCAGTCGGGCGGCGGTCGTGTCATCAACTACATTGATCCGGTTGCGTTGGTTGATGCTGCGAAGAAGGCGTCGTCAGCGGTGACGGGCCGTATGGCGACTTCTGAGGAGTCGCAGGCGTTTGTGAAGATGATTCATGGGTTGCAGGCGTCGGGTGCGACTGGGATCAATGTGGGTGCTCGTGCGGAGGCGTTTGCTCGGGAGCAGGCTCCTGAGGAGGCGAAGGCGATGGATTACGCTGGGGCTGCTGGTTTGGTTATGCAGGCGTTGGGGATGCGGGGTCGGTAATGTCTTGGACCGAGTTTGACGATCTTGTCGAGCAAGAAAGAGACAAGGTTAAGGGTGAGCTTGATGCTGCGCGGGAAGCCGTTGACAGGGTTACATACATCCGGTCAATGCTTGCGGGCGGCGAAGCGCAACAAGCTGATAGAAGCGTGCAAAGCGTTGTTGTTGATGTGGCAGACCTGTTGGCAGAAGTCAACCGGGATGAACGGCGCTCGCGCGCCAATCAGCTTTCGCTAGAACAGTTGTTGGCTGCTCCTAATGGCATTGCGCTGAATCACAGGTTTGAAAACGGCAGTGTGTTGCGTGGCGACAATTTGTCGTTTACGGACATTGCTTCTGCTATTACCCTGAACAACAAATCAACTGCTGGTCCAAGAGATCCTTTCATTTCTGGCGCTGAACGGGCTGCTTTTGAACGTGTTGAGGCGCTTTGGTCTGAGGTTGAGCAGACCGATGTTGACGCTGAACGGTCCACGATTGCCGAGTTGGAACCTCAGCTTGCCCAGTTGGAGTCTGACGACGTAGAGGATCAGGTTGCTGCTGTTGCTGGGTTGAACCCTGCTGCGTTTGCAGGTTTGGAACCGCCGACTGGTTTGTTGTCGCCAGAGGCTCAGAAGCAAATTACTGCTTTTGAAAGCTATGAAGCTCCTGCGGCGGCTCCTACTGTTGACGAGCCGCCTCGTGAAGGCCCTATCTCGGCTATTACAGCCGGGGTTGATCCGGTTACTCGTCCTCCAGGGGAATACGGCAAAACGCCTTTGCCTCCTTCACAGCCGGGGGGGCCACCTGGGCAGCAAGATTTGGCTGGTCTGGCAGATATTGATCCTGAAAGTGCTGCTGGACAGCGCCTTCAGGAAGCTTTTCCTGAAATGTTCCCTGGCGATGGCGATGGCGAAACCCCGGTTGGCCCAACCGGTGGCGTGCCTCAGCTAACAGCAGCACAGATCCGTGACGCTAACCAGGCAGAGGTTGAGGCGCTTCTCGCAAGCCAGTTTGGCGGGTTCTCGTTCTTTCTTCAGAAGCATCGCAGCGAACTGCAAGTCGGTCTGACCGCAGACGGTCAGGTAGTTCCAGCCGACGACCCGAACGCTGCGACCGTCAAGAACGTCCTTGATGTCATCGTTGACCAAGGGATCACGGCACCGACCCGTGTGCTCGGGCTGCTTGAGAACACTGAGTGGTGGCAGACGACCGACGCCAGGATGCGCGAGTACGACGTGCTCACCGCAGACATGTCGGAACCGCAGAAGACCGAGTACCTAGAACCGGTGCTCGACCTGCTGCGCGAAGAAGCACAGTTCCTCGGGTTCCAGTTGGACGGCAATCGTGCTCGTGAGTTGGCAGAACACATCACCCGCATGGGTGAAGAAACGGACACCGAGTTCATTCGTGGCTTGCTGACCGCTGAAGAGTCGTTCAACGCTGCCGAGGTAACAGCGTCGAGCTTTGCTGCGGCTCGTGATGACATTGTTGCGATGTCGAAGCGGTACTTCACGCCGATCAACGAGGCTGACGCTGCGGCGTTCGCTCAGGACGTTTACGTCGGCACGATGACAACCGAGGGTGTCGAGCAGTACTTCCGTGAAATGGCTGCAAACAAGTTCCCGCAGTTGCAGAATGCGTTGAACGCCGGGATCACGCCTGAGCAGTATTTCGCTCCGTACAAGTACGAAATTGAACGGATGCTGGACCGTCCGAACGTCGATCTGTACGAAGAGTTTGGTGACATTATTCAGTACATTCCTGATACGGGGACTGGTGAGGCTCGTCCGATGACGTTGGGCGAGGTGCGTAAGTATGTGCGTGGGTTGGATGAGTGGCAGCAGTCGTCGCAGGGTACGGATTCTGCGAGGGCGTTGGCGTTCTCGATCGGGCGCGTGTTTGGTGAGGTGGCCTGATGAGTGACATTCCCCCGATGGACGTGACCGAGGACGAGCTTGCGATTTCTGCTCAGGAAGAGCAGGACGCACGCAACGCTGTTGAGATCATCCGAGACACCCTGAAGCAGTACGGGCTGGAAGACCTGACTAGCGAGGCGTACAACATGCTGATTGAGGGGTCGTCTACTGAGGCTGTGGTGTTGCGCCTGCGGGAATCGGAACGGTTCCAAGAGCGGTTCTCAGGCATGCAGATGCGAACCGACAACAAGTTGGCGGCCATTTCGCCTGCCGAGTACATCAGCCTTGAACGCAGCTACAAGCAGACCCTGATGGCTGCCGGGATCCCTGAAGGGTTCTACGACTCGCCCGACGACCTCGCAGCGTTCATCGGCAACGACGTGTCACCCAACGAGATGACGCAGCGTGTGTCAATGGCAGCGGCAGCAGTCCAGTCGGTTGACCCGAACCTGAAGACCCAGTTGCGGGATCTGTACGGGATCGGTGTGGAGAACGACGGCGAGCTTGTTGCGTACTTCTTGGACCCTGAGCGTGGCGTGAACGTGATCGAGCAGCGGTTGCAGATGGAAGCTGCCGGGTTGTCGTCTGCGGCGATGGGCACACTGGGCGGCGGGCTTGAGCGGCAGACTGCTGAGCAGCTTGCCGATCTTAACGTGCAGCGTCGTGAGATCACTGAGCGGCTTCAGGGTCAGCGTGGCTTGACGCAGCAGCTTCTGGGCGAGGAGCAGGCGGTGACGACTTCTGAGCTGGCCGCAGCCGAGTTCGGGCTGGATTCTGAGGCGACTGCCGATGTAGCTCGTTTGCGTCAGCAACGGCAGCAGCGTGGTCGCCGTCAAATGGGCACGCTTGTGACTGGGGCCGGTGCGTCCGGTCTTGGTCGTGCCACTTGACGCATCCTGTAAAGCGCACCTAACATCATGGATGGATTGGCCCCCATACGGGGTGAGCTATTCCATCCATCCTCCGTCTGCATTCCACCGTTGTAGACGCGTATCGAAGGTGAGTGACATATGACAGATGAAATGCCCACCGAGGCTGAAGACTCTGTTAGCCAAGAATCGAAGCCAAACTGGCGACGTGAGCTAGAAGACCGGGCTAAGGCCGGGGACGAAGCTGTCGCACAGTTGGCGCAGTTGCAGCGCGAAGTATCGTTCCGTGACGCAGGTGTTGACCCGAACTCAAAGCAGGGTCAGTACTTCATGCGGGGCTACGACGGCGAGATGACTGCGGACGCTATTCGTGCAGAAGCTGCCGAACTGGGCCTTACCGGACAGCCGGTGCAGGCGCAGCAACCCCAAGTTGATTATGGGGCTGAGCAGCGGATCGCGATGGCGGCTGACGATGCTGGTCCTGTTACCAATCCTGAACTCGATACGTTGATTCGTCAGACGAAGAACCCTGACGAACTGCGAGAGTTGATGGAAGCGCACGGCCACACTTGGAACGCAGCAGTCTGATGTAGCTCGGATGGGCCTGAGGGGAAAGGACCCCACTCATGGCCTACACCCAGGCTTCTTCGGTGTCTTCGGATACCACTGCATTTGAACAGCTTGCCTACTTCGCGCTGCGTAGCCAGCCGATGTTCGAGATGGTTGCCGACGTTAAGTCGACCAACCAGTCGCACCCTGGCTCTGCTGTCCAGTTCAACATCTACAACGATCTCGCTCAGGCCACTTCGGCTCTGACCGAGACTTCGGATGTGACCGCTGTTGCCCTTGGCGACTCGACCGTTACCGTGACCCTTGCCGAGTACGGCAACGCTGTCACCACCACGGCAAAGCTGCGTGGCACCTCGTTCCTCAACGTGGATGCTGATGCTGCGAACATCATCGGTTACAACATGGGCAACTCGATCGACAAGGTCGTTCAGGATGTCCTTGTTGGCGGCAGCAACGTTGCTTATGGCGGCGATGCCACCTCGACCGCGACCCTGGCTGCTGACGACACCATTACGGCGTCGCTCATTCGTCAGTCTGTCGCTGCGCTTCGTGGCGATTCGGCTCCGACGATGGACGGCGGCGTGTACGTCGGCTTCATCCACCCGGACGTGTCGTTCGACCTTCGTGAAGACACCGCTGTTACCGACGTGATCCAGTACCAGATCCGTCAGGATGGCGCTGGTGTCCGCATGGGCAGCATCGGCACCTTCGGCGGCGTGGACTTCATCGAAACTCCGCGTATCGACTTCACCGCTGACGGCGGCGCTTCCACCGTGGACGCCTACAACACCGTCATCTGCGGTA